CCAAGCACCCACACTGTCGCGAAGTAATCATTCGACAGGTCTTCAGTCACGGAGGTGCCGCCTGCTGGCTGAATAACAATAAATTTATCTGTCGCCTTGCCCGTATCGCGCCAGAACATTTCCTGAACCTTGTAGCCATCAGTAAGCCCGGCATCTTTCAGGTACGCAGTAACGCGCTCTGTCATGTCAATCATCTGCGCATCTCTCGCATAATAGCGGCATCAACCATGCTGCGGGTATTCTCAACTGCCTTATCTAGGAACTTAGGTTCAGCCTGAGGGTCCCAAACATTTCCTTTTCCATTAGAGCGCCTTATTCCTTTACCAAGCAGCGCACCAGGAGCATTATGCACATATACTGCATAGCTGGCTGAATAGCCAATCCTTGATGTAACTCTGGTTCCAGAAACCTCAATGGCCTGGTATTGGCTGTTTATAAGTGTCGATGTTGCTATGGGAGTCATGCTGGCAGCTTCAGTGGCAATTATTCCACTTCCACTTTTGAGTGCAGAAACGATTCTGTGAGATGAAATATCATCAACTATCCTGCTCAGGTTTTGCTGTGCCTGCTTCAGGCCCATCAGTTTGCCAGCCATGATTACCCCGTTATGATCGCAAAGTCTGGCGGTTCAGCACGACTGAAGGTGTTACCATAATTGATGACATTCAGCACCTTCTGCGCGCCAGCCGATACAGGGTCTGGCTCAGTTTGCACGCCAAGCATAATGTAGTCATTTTCGCGGATGCCAACATATTCGGTCCAGTAGGTATCTTTAGCGACAATCTCATTTCCTGACTGGTCGGTCATGACTTTTCCGTTGAATCCGTAGTCACATAAGATTGCTACAGGTGCGGCAAAACCACCATCAACCGACATCGGGTCATCTTCATCAGGTTCCTGCCGATGCCATACGGTAGCTGGCTGTGTGTAGCTGAATCGGGCTAGTGACGTCATAAATAGGTGCCAATTTCTTTTGTTAACTGGAAATCAGAAAGCCTATATACCGGCAGGGTTGCATTCTCTCCCTGTAGGCGCTTTACAGCAGCTTCAAAGCGGCTTCTTTCAGCTCGCAGCTCTGAAGCGCTGAGGAAGTTAAGGTGTCCAACCCAGTAGTCATCAGGCTTGTTATGACCGTCGGTAATTACATGCTTAACGACTTCATCATCATGAGCCACAAGCGCAACGTTAAATCCAGATGAGTCTTTTGCGGTGTAAAATTTAATCATCTCAGTATCCTCTGCATCGCGAACCGGAAACAACTTTAAAGAATGGCTTGGCACTCTCGTTGGGGTCAGCCACCAAATCTCCAGTGCATCCTGCAGGGTCAAGGAGGCGCATCTGGTTGTACATCGCCGACCAGGGCTTGGTGCCGTATGCGAATGACTGGCTTGCGCCCGATGGCGCTGACTGGCTGGTGACGTAGCGACCTGACGTTGATGTCGAAAGCAATAGCGCAGCATAAAGCAGGATTGCACTCTGTCTGCATTCATCACCTGGGTAATTCAGCTCCAGACATTCAGTGATTGAATCCAGCAAGCAAAGGATGCCAGTCGCCTCAATCAGGCTGAATGACACGCCGCGTGATGCCAGCGCAGCAATTAACTCATCGGTCGTTGGGGCGGCCATATTTCTTCTCCATACGGGCTTTCCACCACATTTCGAAAATGTTCTTCACCACAAGTGAAATGGCACCAGCGATTGATGCGACTGCTGCCCATTCAGTTATAGTAAGGTCCATAAATCCTGCCACCTGCGTGATAATCTTTTCCTGTTCGGCTGCCTTCAGTCCTAACCCGGTGCCAATGGATGCGTAGCCAGCCTTATCGATTACCTGGCCCGCTGTTCCGTTGATCACCTGCTCTGCGGCCTGTCGAAATCCTTCGTTCATTTCTCACCTCGCTGATGATGTATCGCCAGCACTTGTAAATCTGCCAGAGGCCGTAGGCCAGTGCTGCGACCCCAATTAATATTTCCAATTTCGCCACCCCATTTAGTCGCGCACGAAAGGTTGAAGAGATGGATGGCGACCACTAAGAATGCATACTCAGAGTGTAGTGGAGTTTCAACAGGCGTGATGTACTGCCAGGTAAAAGACTCCACCGCAACGAGCCATTCGTAAATACACATTGATAGTGAACACAGCGCCAGTTGTGGCGACTTACGCAAAAGCAAAGGCGGAATAAGCCAAATCATGCTTTGCGCCAGGAAGTAAACAAATTCCGGGCTTGATGGCGTTTTGGTCAGGTAATCGATGATTGCGCCAGCCAGAACATCGGACATAAACAGCGCGGGCAGAAACATAGCAAAAGCCAGTCGCCGCGTGTAGATGACAGCGCCCAAATACATTAGCGCTACAATGATGTCGAGGCTGGTCGCCATATCAGCGCTTACCGCGACCAGGAGAGCGTGAGCTTCCGTTTGGTTTTACTGCTGAGCCGCCTTGCTTTGGTTTCGGTGCTGCTGGTTTTGACTGTGCCATTTAATTAAATCCTCTTTATATTGGTGCTGAGATTGTATCACATGTTGACAGGGTTCTGGTGATGCAGTAGATTTAGTGTCGTAGATATTAATTATAAATGTGGAGATTGGTATGGGCTGGTTATTGATATGGCTTTGCAGGTCATTGCTTGTGGGGATTGCCATTTATTTGCTGTCATTTTTGATGGTAAGCCTTGCGGCTTTCGTTACATGGGATTTACATCCATTTGTCGAATATGCGAGAAAATGCAACTGGCTGGGATTCAGGATTATCGCCGTAGTGTCTGTCATCTGCGGTCTACTTTTTTCTTCAATGGAGATATTTGAATGACGTTACTTGAATTGTTAGTGCAGGGATTGCCGAAGCGTGGTGGCTGGCCTGAAAATGCTGTGTTTGCAGTTCAGGATAATGACGGGCTTGTGAAGTTTGGCGGGAACCCAGCTTCGGTTAGTCCAGGGCAGCTTGGTGACAAAAATACTTGGCAAGGCAGGTGGAATTACACTAGTTGCTATGACTTATTATTGAGCGATGTTGCAATAGATTGGAGTGAAAGTAAGATTGAATCCTTTGAATACGAAGCTGCCCTTGCAGCATCAAAGCAGCCTGAATGGAATGGGTTTGGCTTGCCTCCTGTCGGTCAAAAATGCCAACGCTCAGCATTCGGAGATGACTGGGCTGAGTGCGAAGTTTTATATGTGGGGCCAGAGGTTATTGTTGTCAGCGTAGAGGGTCGTGAAAAGGCTTATAAAAATGGCGCAATAAAGTTTAGTCCGATGCCCACTGCTGCTGATGAAGCAAGGCATGCCATTGCAGAATTATGCAGATCATCAGCCAGTAATGGACACAGCGCGGACCTGATTTACGACGCTATCGCCGCCGGAAAAATCCCCGGCGTAAAACTGGCAGACTAAAACATAGCCCCTCGCGGGGCTTTTTATTAGCTCATTGACTGAGTGAAGCAGCTGACAATCGTGGCATTAGTCCCCGATAGTCTGTTTACCTGAAAATACCAGCCAGCCGGAACGTCAGCAGTTAGCTGGCCACCATCTTGCACTGCCGCGCCAATCATTAGTGATATACCTACTATTCCAGACTCCCATACACCAACAGAAAAGCCGCCGCTACCGCCAGGCGCAACAGATGCAGCGCTTGGTCCTACGCGCAATTCAACCCTGTCATTTACGGTTCCGGCGACCGTAACGTTCTGCGTTGACCTGGCATTGAGCATTATTTTAAATGGCTTGGCAAGATCGGTGTGTTGATATGCAGTGGCAACGGTAACAGTGCGTGATACCATGGCTTGCGGCGTATAGTTTGCACCCGCTGCACCTGTAGGTATTGTAAGGCTTAGCGTCTGCCCTGGCGCACTTCCCGTTATGCTTGCTGACGCCTGGCTTCCAGCCGCCCCAGTGGTTACGCTTCCAATATTCAGGCTATTAGCCGCACCAGCTGCGCCGTCCAGGCCCTGATATGGCCAGTAATAGCGATAACACCAGCCAGAAATGCTTTGATATCGCTCAGACGAACAAATGAAGTCGCACCATCTGCAATCACGATATCCTTACCGCCAGCAACGCTAATTGTGCCGCCGTAACCGGTTGGTGAAATCGTGGTGGCATTCGCGCCATCAATATTCACCGTTTTAGATGCGCCGGTATCGTTGCGCAGAATCAGCACCTGCGACTGTGTTGGCTTGTAAACCAGCGTGTCAGATGCGGTCAGCACAGTGACGGTTAGCGTACCAGGCGCACCAGTTCCGCGCACTGATGTTGGGGTAATCGTTGCCATTATGCAGCCTCCTCGATTGTCACCGTGTCAGAATCTGCAGGATGCAGCTCCATGGAGAAGGTAACAATGTCATTGGTGCCAGCGTCGCCACTGAGTGCGGTAATGGTAGCGTACATCACCATAACCACTGGGCCAAAGCCTAGGCGCACCCATACTGTGGGTTGGCGGCGTGCTTTCAGTTCGGTAGCGTAATACAGAACCATCCGCCCAAAACCAAACTCGTCACTTTTATCATTCGTGCGCACTTCACCTTCGGCTGTAATGGTAAAATCTGAGTTGGTAACAAGGGACTCCTGGAAGCCGCCGCTGTCATCTGCCTCGCTAGTAACGGTCGAGGGCGAAAAATCAAAGCCCTTGGTCGTTAATGCGCCAGCGTACAGCCATTCAGCTTCGCTAGGTGGCGTATCAGCACATCCTGAAGCCAATTCCAGTGTTGCCTGCCTACCGATCAGCTTGATCGTTTCATTGGGACAAATAGCCATTTGCGTTTCCTCTAACGTTAAATTAAATGCTATAGCGTCGGCATTATACCATGCTTGTCATCCTATAAATAAAATGACATCATTAGAAACCCAACATGGAGACGTATGATGCGATACAAAGAAATTCACGACGCTATAATTTCCTCAAGACAAGCTGCATTCCCCGACCTAAGAACCATCCACCGGGCCAAGGCGATAGCTGCTAAGGCTGGATGTCATGCCCATCACATTATCCCAAGGTGCATGGGAGGAAGTGATCATGGTGATAACCTTGTGGTTCTTACGCCGAGGGAACACTTCCTTGTTCATAAACTTCTCTGGAAGATTCACGGAGGGAAAATGGCGCTTGCTCTTTTCTATATGAGTAATACTGACAAACATGAAGGCGTTTTGACATCACGGCAATATGAAATGGTTTACAGGGAGGCAATGCAATCAAGGCTGGAGGGGAGCTGGATGGAAAACAACGCCAAAGCAGCGCGAGCAAGAGCTAAAGACCCAGAATGGAGAAGGAAAAATAATGAAACTGTAAAGCGCACAGTGTCGACCACGGAGTGGAGGGAAAGAATGCTGGAGGGAATGAAAAAGAGGAGCAGAAACCCTGAGTGGCTAAAAAACACAAGGGAAGCCACAAAGCGCACTGTTAAAACAGACAAGTGGATCAACAATCAGCGCGCTGGAATCGAAGCAATGAAGGCTGACCCACAATGGCCTGACATAGTCGCCGAAAGAGCTAAAAGAATGGTTAAGAATGAAAAGTGGCGCGAGAGCAAGAGAAAGCTTGAGATTAAAAATTGCAAACCAGTAATAGGATTTAATATAAATGATGACTCTGTGGTGGTTCTTGTCGGGACAAGGGAGAAGCTTGACCTCCCAATTGGGCCGCCTGATATATGCGCCT